GTGTCGAGGAATCAGCGTGTGTCGGGGCCGCCAATCTGCAGGATGATTTGGGTGCCGACTCGCTTGACCTTGTCGAGTGTATCATGGCGCTCGAGGAGGAGTTCGAAATCGAGATTTCCGACGAGCGGAGCGAAACTGTTGTCACCGTCCAGGATGCTATCAGCCTCGTGACGGAGTTGGCTGCGTAGCCCATTCTCTTTCGCCGGCCGCTGAAGACCCAGCGCGCCGGCGAAAGCATATCTGTGAAGGGGGGACTTCGATGGTTATGCATTTCCTAATCTCGAACCTTGGGTGGGTTGCTGCGGTTATAGTTGCCCTGGCCATAGGGATATTGCTCGGTGTGCTCTGCATCGGTCAAAAGTATCGGCGTGCCACCAATGAAAACTCCCGGCAGAAGGAGACGTACCGAGAGAATTTGAACAAGGCTCGGGTTAGATATGCCGCCAAGCTGAATCGCCTACGGGAACATTTGGCTTGGTCCCGCTATAGACTCAGTGTTCAAGTGAGGCTGATGGCACGCGAAAGGGACAAGGTGAAGCTGCTCCGCCGGTTTGTAGAAGCATCCAGCCCGTCGACTCCAGCCGGGGAGAAGGTACGAACCGACATCATGAGGCTCACTGCGAGCACGGAGGGAGTATGCAAGGATTTAGGCTGATGCAGGGAATCGCGGCTCGGTCGCTGATTGGCATGATGGGGTTCGCCACGATCTTCTGGCTTCCGACCAGCCGTAGGCGCGAGAGCAAATATGATCGGCACCAGGGTGAACGGGAAACAACGCGAAGGGGGAAAAGGAGTGGCGGATGGACTACCTGAAGCTGGCGGCTGATGCGGTGAGGATTGGTAACATGTGGCTGGCCGCCGAGTATTACCGGCAGGCATATTCGAGGGGGTGACTGATGGGCCGGTCAGAGCATAAGTACCAGTTCAAACGCTACAACGAAGAGTCGATAATCTTGCACACTCCAGGCATTGAACACCACCTTGACCCGGTCGTCGGCAAACGTCTTCTCTTAGAGCTGATCGACATTCTGGGTGTTCCAACTGAGGTCGACGTCATCGCTTATGACCGGGCCATGAAAAGCTGTAGCCGGGATGTGGGGAACGCGACGCGTACCCACGCTGCGGGGACCGTGAGGCGGCTGACAAAGGGCGGACCGGCTGCGGTCGTCGGTGAGTCAATTGCCCAAGAGATCGAGAGCCAAATTATCCAGGAAGGTGTCTGATGGCCGCGACTGGGAAGATCCACTATGCAAGACTTGAAAAGTCAGCGCGCCTTCAGCGTCTGCTTAAGTTTCTATCAGACGGCAAAGAGAAAACCACGCGAGAGATTATTCGTGGCGCCGACATCTGTGCGGTTAATTCATCCGTCGACGAGCTTCGAGAGAATAACTACGATATCCGCTGTCGGATGATAGAGAAAGGCATCTGGGGATATACGCTCATTGAGGATTTAAGAGCTTACAAACAGCCCGCCCTTGTCGTCTAAAGTGTTTGATATATAAGACCGAAGGCTGTAAGCTTTCCTGCGAAATGCCTGTACTTGCATGGAGGCCCCTCTTGAAGATCCTGACCGCATTATTCCTGATTAAACGCCCCGATTCGATGCGGAAAGCATCCCTGAATGATGGTCACCTGATCGCGGTCAAGAAGCAGGTACACCGGTCTAACGGGACGACCTTCGAGCAGTTAAAATATGTCAAACCGGAGGATGCTCAAAAGCAAAACCTCAAAGCGGGCAAGACCTGGCAGATCAAGGACAAGCCCGGCACCTCAAAAGAACATGCCAACAAGCACTTCACCATCAAAGGGCCTCACGCTACGGCGAAGGACCACTTCCACATAGAGCATGAGAACGGACAGCAATCTGTTGTGAGCAGTAAGCACATCATGGAGCACGCTCACCCGGTAGAAGGGCGCGACCCACACGCCAATCTCTTCGACGAGCATGAAGTAAAGAGCCTACCCAAGAAATCAACTCAAAAAATCTCTGACAAAGACGAGCTCTACAAGCAGGCGACCGAGGCCCTGGACCAGTTCAAGACCTGGCTCGACAAGGGCAAAGGTGTCTGTTCGCAACTCGGCCACCAGACCATGACCAAGAGTCCCGACGATGTCACCGATCAGGAGTGGCGCAAGCCGGGCGGAATGCTTTTCATCGCTGGGCTCAAGAAGGAAGACCGGGCAGAGAGCAAGGTGCACGCTGACTATAATGGCGACTGGTCGAAGATCCAAGACCTCGTTCGCGGAACCATCGCATGCGACAATATGGACGATCTTGCGAAGACGCTCACACACCTCAAAAAACACGGATTGAAACTCTCCCAACAGCCTAAAAATCGGATTGCCAACCCCACCCCGGAAGGCTACCGGGACATACTCATGAATGTCGAGTTTCCGAACGGGCACATCGGAGAGTTACAGCTCCACCTCAAAGAGATGACCATCGCCAAGCGCGACGGCCATGAGCCTTATGTCACCATGAGCAAGCTGGACCGCAAGTACATCCCGCCTGGCACCCCTCGTGAGAAATGGGAAGATACCGACCGGCGCGCATATGAGCATGCCTTCGTCGAGAGCGTAGACATCTATTCCAAGGCATGGCAAAAAATTGCCAAGGGCGCGGCCTCAATGCAGAAGGCTGTCAAGGATGCCGGAAAAACGCTGTCCGCTCAGAAATACCGCTATTACGAGAAGGACAACGCTACCTTCCGGGGACCAGCCGGCAAGATCCCGCAGGTCACCGAGATTCGGTTCGGCACAGCCTGGAAGCTTTACACTGGCAATTCAACCGCAGTAGTTGCCTACGGTAATGAGATCAACCAGCAGGAAGCGGAGGGTAGAGAGTGAAACCCTCCGCCTTTTTATGCGGCAGCTGCTTCTATTTTGGCTGGCTCAAGTTAGAGCGGATCTGCCGAAATCCAGACGCGCCAAGGTCTCTCCAAAAAAGCGCACCGACTAAGTGCGCTAATTATGAGAATGAAGAGAAGAAAGCACTGCCGGGACGCCCTCCCCACTGGAAGCCGATGCTGACCAATAGCGAATTCCTGGCAGCGACAGCCGGCGACGTAAAAGGCTGATCTTGGCCTGCGTGGAGAACCTCTATGGGCCAAAGGCCCCAAACATTTGCAAAGTTCTACCCAGCATCGAATAAGATCGATGGAGTCCTGGATGCGCGCTGTGCTGGTTGCGGCAGCGTTTCGGGTAACCAATGCAGGTTTTGGCAGACGCCGAAGACCAAACAGATATGGCCGTGCACCTTGCGGACCGAAATCTACCTAAAGGAGAAATTATGAGCAGCGTAAAGGAACAGCAGGAAGGTTTTCTGAAACAGGTAGCAGAACAGAGGGAAAACTTCGCCATGGCCTTCCTTGAAAAGACCGGCCTCAATCCTGACGAGGCCCAGATGAAATACGGCCAGGTTGCGCACCAGGGCGGCAACAAAGTGATGCGCCTTTGGTTCGAGCGCAAGGAGGAGACCGAAGAGCTGGAGGCGTTGCGGGCATTCGTCGCCGAGGTGGCGGCTGGCAAAAATCCGGAGCAGCATAGAGATGCAGCCCGTGGCCTATCGCTGCTGTTCGGTCATAAAAGTGCGGAGAAGGTTATCCAGGAGGTGTCCTTTGCCAGCCGCCTCGCTCTTTCTTAGTATCTAAACTGTTTGATATACTGGACAACCAAGGATAGACTTCGCCTATGAAAAATGCGATTGACCAGAGGCTTTTGCTGTCCAGTATGATGGGCAACGACTTGATGGAGACACCCGCCGGTCTCGTAGTGCCCACCAGGTCGGCGGACACGTTTATCAAGAGTGAAGCCCGCCGTCTGAGAGCCGAGGAAAACAATCCCGGCCCTCAGGTTATGAGCCAGATCGCGCTCTTCAACAACATGCAGCTGTACGGCGCAAGAGAGAAGCCCAGAGGAACGCCGCAGTTCGCCGATCTCTACATGGCGGCCGAGAAGTCGTTCATTGACCGCATCCTGATTCAAGCCCGTACCGACCAAAACAAACTGGTCTGGCAGAGGGCAATCGAGGGCCGCCAGGTAGGCTTTAAGGTGGTCCACGACCGCCACGACGACCCCAAATTCAAGCCCACCGATGAGGTACTGGAGCGGTGCGCGGAGATGGAAGCCCTTATCTCCGACCCGACTCCGCGTAAGTACATCAACTTGTACCCCCACCATCGCAGAATCCACGACAGCCTGAAGGACATGGTTTCGCGCCTCGTCAAGGCTGAGCTCATCATCGACAGGAAGGTGCTCTACCGATACAAGCGCAGGGATGGCAAAGGGTACGCCGCGTTTCACTGGCTCCCGGGGGCGACCGTCAAGCCCGTTCACGAGGCTATCCAGGAGTGGGCGCAAAAACACGATCCCATGAAAAAGATGGGCCGGCAGCAAGTCATGAACACCATGTGTGCGGCTAGCGGGTTCGATCTCTACAATTCCGCCTACGTCCAGATCATGGACGGGATGATCGTTGCGGCTTTCACCGACGATGAAGTCACGGTGCACATCGCCAACCCATCCGATCAGGAGAACTGTTGGGGGTACGGGACGTCCAGGCTGGAAATGAGCCTCGACGTGACATCGATACTCCTCTACGCCTGGAACTACAACCGGGAGATGTTCAAGACCAATTACCCAGAGAGCATCTTGTCCGTTTCCGGCGATTACGATAAGGCGGGACTGGAGGCATTCAAACAGCAGATCATGGGCGAGGCTGCCGGGCCGGGGCAAAACTGGCGCCTTCCTGTCGTCGCTTCCGTACCGGGGGCCGATCAGCAGAACTTCAAGATCGAGTCCTTCAAGCTGCGCGATACCCCAAAAGACATGCTGTACGACCAGCTCTTCAGGATGCTTATCAATATCAAGTGCGCTGCCTATGGAGCTCACCCGACGACCGTGAACTTCGGGCAGGAATCGGGCGGCGGCGGAGGGGGCGCTTTATTCGGGAAGGATAACGCCTCCGATATCGAGTTTTCCAAAGAGCACGGCTTCCTGCCGTCACTTCTCGACATGTGTTCCTGGCTCACCGACGCCATTGTTAAGCCGCGCTACGACGACCTGCGGCTGATCATAGTGGGTCTGGATGACAACAACGAGAAGGATCGGCTCGCCATCATCCTGGACAAGGGCAAGGCGTACACGACCCGCAACGAGCTGCGCATGATGGACGCTCAGGAACCGAAAGGATACTGGGTCCCAGACAACGAGTACGACGCCCTTTCAGATGAGGACAAGGCGAAGTATGACAGCAATCCCTGGAACTACCCCTGTGATGCACCGATGCCGAGCTACATCACGACCTTTAACCAAAAGGAGCAGCAGGACCAGATGCTGCAGCAGCAGGCCGAGCAGGGTGCTGATGGTCAAGAGGCCGCTGGTCAGGAGGTTGGTGGCCCTGGAGGCGGCAATAAGGAGCAAGACGATAACCCGTGGGGCGAGCAACAGCCAGGTGGAGGGAACCCTTGGGAGGAAAAGGCCACCGATAGCGAAGTCCAGAAATCACAGTCGGAAGAGAAGTTCCTGCGGATCACGGTGAATTGACATTAGAGAGGGGGGTTATTTGTGCAGAACATACTAAGTAAAGCAGTCGATACGAGCAAGGGGTTTCCAATAGCCCAAGAGCAAGCTCTGGCAGGAGCGGAGCCGAAGTCTCGGCAGTGGAAGCAACTGGAAAGACTGGTGGGCGACGAGTGGATAAAGGTCGATTTCAACAATCTGAAGGTCGGAGACCTGGTGCGAGACGTTGAGCATCCAAAAGTCGTCCAGTCGATTCTCTCCGCTCCACATCCCTGCGCTGATTCCGATGGGGCCTTCCGTGGAAATATGAGCGTGCAGGCAAAGCCCATGTGGAGATAAATGGAAATCTCAGCTCACCACAACCTGACCGCAGAGGAACTGCGGGTTACGATCATCGCCCTCACCAAGAGCGCACACCTGGAAGCCGAGGTGTTTGAGTCACTTGAGAAGGCGCTGGCCTGCGACTGCCCGAAAGCTCCAAGAGATCCGGCGGTCAGCCATCTTATGGAACACTTCACCCAGCTCTATGCTGATTGCCGCAAAGACATCAACGGCTACGTGGCGCGCATCCTCGCCGGGGATCTGGAAGACCTAGTGAAAGGGGAGCCCGACTCCTATCTGCCAACGGGGCCGCTCACCGACCGGCAGGTCCGGGCTATACAGCAGGCAATACGGGACAGGTTCGGCTACGTCGCAGCATCGATAGACGACGGTTTCACCCCAGACGACCTGACATTGAAGCGCTGGAAGAGGCTGGGGATTATTGGCGGCAACGTAACGGCATCTTCCTTCTCTTCAGCTATTCCTGAAAGCGCCAAGCTAGTACGAAACGCATTCATCTATGGTCGCTTCCAGCTCGCCATTGAGAGGGGAGCGACGAGCTACGAGGACATTCTCAAAGTCGCACTTGAAGCCCCGATTCTCGGGCCGGATCATTTCGCCATCAGTATCGCCGAAAAACAGGCAGCGAACTACATCACGCAGTTTGGTGAGAACCTGTCGACCGAGGTTACCGGTCTCGCACTCAAGAGAAACCGCGGCATCGTCCACGACATGGCTGTCGCGCTTCAGAAAAAGGAGTTGCAGGCAATCAAACTGAACGACTTCGCCAAAGACAAGGCGGTGACGACCTGGCAGGAGTTCAAAAGCGAGCTGTACCACACCATGGACGACCGGGCCAGAGATTGGGATCGAATCGGCTTCTACGAGCTGTATGACGCAAAGAGGTATGGGGAGGGTTTGGGCCTACTTGCCAAATACGGTCCAGACCAGATGGTCTACAAGACCCCGCTTACAACCGCCTGCCCACAGTGCAAGGCTCTGTACCTTGACCAGGAGGGACATCCGCGTCTCTTTAAATTGGAGGAGATGCTGGCCTACGGAAACAATATCGGCCGTAAGCCCATGCCGGTCAAAGGCGGAGCAGTGACCGGGGAGGAGCGGCCGGACGGTGCCGAGATGTATCAGGCAGTCGCTGGGCTCGTGCATCCCTGGTGCGAGTGCTCAGGCCCGTTCCCCTTCACCGGTATGGAGTGGTGGGCCGATCAGAAGTAACCAACGTAAAGGAGTCGAAACGATGGGATTGCTCAGTCTGTTTAAATCCGTGATAGCGGGGGACAAGAAGGTGGTGGTCCCCCTGGTCTCGGAAAAAAGGGTCGTCCACAAAAAGGACGGCAGCGCCTTTATGGAGACTTTCCATGTCAAGCCAGGGGGGCGGTTTCCTCTTGGTGAGGGGGTGAAGCC